ACTGCCTCTGCCGTACCTGTGGTTGCTACGGTTTTGAAACTGATCTGGGTATAGTTCCCATATCGAGTCGTTTCCGTAACGGCCAGTGCGCTCGGCACATCCCCTTCGAGCTGTTGGTTAGCAGCCGCTGCGGCGAGCGAGTCTACTTGCCACTCGAAGAGTGTGTTATCACAAGTATCCCGCCCACAGGACGACAAAAACGGCGTGTCCATTGGAGAGATATTGTATATGATGTTGCTCAAATCTTCTCTAATGCCAATAGCACTAAAAGTAGACCGAGCATTTGTTAACATAGTCATTATTATTTCCTCATATTATAGTTCGACGAAATCTTCAAACAGACCTGCTGCGTCATCGACATGACCAGTCTCCTGAAGACGCTTGAATTGTGAAGTACGTGCAGCTTTGTTCTTACTGGACTTTTCAGCCTTTGCAGAGCTTCTTGCAACTTTAGGCTTGTTTCTAACCTTCTTGGATCTAGCCTTTAATTGCTTACCTTGCATATCTGCGAATGCCTTTGCTTCCATAAGAACGAGAATAGAACGGTGGTCTACAAGCTGATCCAACTCGTCCTGGGTGTAACCCCTGGATAAAGCAAACTCACCTATAGAGCGAGCAATAGCTCTCTGTTTCTCAGGCTCACCCCATTCTGGCAATATACTTACCATCTTGTTGTGCTCTTCCTGAAGAATTCTTTGCTGCTGATGCTGCCATTCCTGCTGCTGTTTCGCGTGAGCTTCCTCTTGCTTTTTCTGGAGACCCTGGATTTGGTCCTGCACCTGTCGATAATCTTCTCGCTTGGTGAGATATTCTTCCCTATCCTCCACTTTGAGTCTTTCCCAATCAACATTTTCAAATTGCTTTGCCATGCTGAAGTTGGACTCGATAGCTTGGGTTACAGCGTTCACGTACTCCTGACGAGCTTTCTGAGTCTCAGCAAATTCAGACTGGAGTTGTTGTGCTCCCTGTTCTAATCGCTTTCGATACTCTGATAACTCTTGTGTCTTTTTTGTATAATCCGATTGTCGAGAGTAACCTTTGATAAGTTCGTCTTCAGAGACTTCCACATCTTGCCCGTTTACTCTTACAGTATAGACCGTGGATTCTTCGTCTTCCTCATCTTCAACTTCTTCTTCCTCGGATTCTTCAGATTCATCATCAGCATCAGCAGCTTCTTCTTCTTCGGTTTCTTCAACTTCATCAGATTCTTCTGCCTCCTCTGGCGATTCCTCAACGTCTTCTGTTACTTCTTCAGACGGTTCAGCTTCCTCTGTCTGTGGTTTCTCTTGCGAGTCCAATAGACCGAGTAACGCTTTCTGCGCCGTGACTATACTTCCTACGTCTTGCGCTAGTTCACCTACAACTTGTGGGTCTGTTTGAGTATCCACCATAATAAAATTCTCCTAAATGTGAGGGTGTTGCTTTTCAAGAATTTCGGCCATGTGTCCCGTTTCCACGATTGACGATATATGGCCCCTTATCCTTTCTAGCAGCCTTACGGCTAACCAGATAGATTCTCTCTGGTCGAGATTCTGGGAACCGCTATGTTCCCATTCACTCATTAATTCTTTTCTTAATACATCAAATGCTTCGTTTAGAAGCGGGTCATTGAGAAGACTCTTTGCGTGTCTTTCTCTTTCTTCTTTGTTCATATTATCCTATTGCCACTCCTCTTCCCTGTTCCGATTCTAATTGAAGTTCGGCCATTTTGAGTTGTGCATCTACTGCGTCTTTTTGTGCTTCCTGCTGCATCTTCTGTACCTTCACCTGGATATCCGCAGCCTTGATCTCAAGCTCTTTCTGCTTTAATTGCATCTCGGCTTGGTCAAGTTGTTCCTGTGGATTAGGTTGGGGTGGTACACTATCTGGGTCAGTCAGGAAATCATCTACATTCTGGAAGCCCATGTTCTTTACAAGAGCGGCTCCCATGTTATACATATTCTTTTCGTTGACTATCTTTAATCCTCCTCTCATGGCATCTCCCGCAAATGACAACATTGTTGAAAGGTGCATAAGCTGCTGATCTCTGTTACCATTCCCTATACCTACAGCAACAGTACAGTCATACTCTTCTTTCCACATATCCGGTCTAACAGGAACCCACTCATTTCTGAGCCTTACCGTTCTTTCCTTGTCCTGGTTCTTTAAGACCAACTCATAGATATTCTTCATCAATTCCTTTACACCAGTCTCTGCGAAACATCTTGCAATAAGCTCTACCCTGGACTGTGCTGCGGTCATCGTTGCATTCACGGCAGTTGCTGTGGTGTGGGACGTTAGAGCGTTATCATTCAATCCCTGGCTATACCTGTTCACGCCGCTTCTTGCTTCTCTGAGTTCGTCAAAGTAACCGAGCATCTGGAAGGAGGACTGCTCTAATTGAGGCGTTGCCAATGGCATAATTGCATTAGGCGATTTTACCCTGACTACGCCGCCCGGCCTCTGTGTAAGCAAATCGTCAAGATTCGCTTGGCCTTCAAGGACTGCATACCTGCCGAAGTTCTGGTTGTACATATTGTCCATCAAGTTTCTCATCAGAGTAGACTTGATTAGTTGGATGTCCATAACAAGGTCGGCAATAGAAAGTCCAAAGAACTTATGTGGGATCTTAACAGGTGTTATGCTGACAAATGGAATCCTGTCAATAGCTTCATTGGCTAGAACCTTACTCCCTACCGAACAGATCTTCCTGAGTTCGGCAATGCCGTCCCCGTCGTAATCTGTCCTAATGTAGCTTTCATGCAACCAATACCTTCTTAATGCTTCTTCTGGATCACCCCATCCTTCGTAAGAGGCGGTATTGTCGTAAGCATAGCGACTCAATCTCTCCCCAGAATACTCGATAGCATCATCACCACCACCAAGATCCTCAACATCAAACTCATAACCCATTTCTCTGAGTTCTGAAACTGTCTTCATAACCCTATGGCATACAAAACGAGACTCTTCTATACTCTTGGATTCCCTTGCTATAAGGAATTCATCAGGCGTAACGTTCTCTATCCTTACTCTTCCCTTGCCATTCCTTCTGGTGATGACTGTATCATGGTAGATTCTTCCACCTTCTTCGTAAACTGTGTGCTCAAGCACATCAATATCATCATCGTTCAGGAGTACAGTAAACTCCATCTCTTCCAGGCGTTTGTATTCTTCTCTGTTCCATTCTTCAGTCTCATCCCACCAACACTTTACAATACCATTCTTCTGGAGGAGGGCATCGGTAAACCAAGTATAAAGAATCTCCCATCCTGGATTGTCCCTAGTAAAGATATAGTTAACGTAATCAGTAGCCTGCTCCGCTGTCTTCACATCTTCAGGGCCAACAGGGTTGAACTTAACCATTTCCTCGCCAGAGGCGAATACCCTCATCAAGGATGGCTTGATCCACTCAATGGTGTCCATCACAGTAGAGTCTACATACTGACTCCTACCGTCGATCTCATTACCAAAAGGAAGCGCATAGTAGTAGTCCATAGCGTCTTCCCTCTGCTTGGATACAGTATCGCTGTACCCTAAAGCGTCAGTGATTTCACTCTGGACTCTTGATAGTAATTCTTCGTCTGTAAATTTATATGATGCCATAATTTTTATATTCTATATCCTTGGTCCATTCTGGATCATGCCCTGAGATCGCGTATCTTCGTGATAGCGCAGCATAACGAGTTGCGCTCATCAGATCATCCTTGAAAGGAACCACTTTACCGCCTTTTCTGTGATACATTCTGAACTCCTCAAACCAGTCTGAAAGAGTAGCAAACACATGGAACTTCCCTTTTTCCATGTACTGGAGTATATCCATTAAGCCCTCTTCTACTGAATTACCACCCTTTTTCTCGCCTAATGCGGGAGGGTTAGTAAAGTGGTCCAGTAACATATTACATCCAAGATTTCTGTATTGTTCAGCCAGTCCGGGATTCCCCATTGAATCTCTACGATTCCCATCATGCGGCCACGCTATCGGAATAAACCCCGGCCTATTCCTGATCGCGGAAGCATGAACGGAGGGTGTAGCTTTAGACTGACGGTAACAATCATACACATACAACTCGTCTTCATCCTTGTCCCACGCTACCCATACAACAGCGGTAGGGTGGTCAAAGCCGAAATCAATACCGGCTATTCTGGGCCAATGATCTTCCAATCCTATAGGGTCGATAATTATCTTCTCGTCCTGTACGGGGAAAACCAATCCTGACCCGATTGACGGTCTGCCGTATCGCCTCATTTCCCGCTCATGCGGAGAATAAGAGGAGAGAATCTGCTGCATTACATCCTCATTCAGATGCCCTTTCTGTCCTTGACGCGACATTACTTTCTCAGATGCGTCATCCCAGGTAGCGTTTACCAGGGCCTGTCCATTCTGAAGACTGTTCATAAAGGATGCTACAGTCTCTGTCATCCCTTGCTCTGGAGTAAAGGTCATGTACACCATGCCTTTACGGTCCAGGGTTCTTGTGACAGCTTGTGAGTAGATGTCTCTGCTTGGTTCTTCATCCAACCAGATGCAGTCTACCGACCTTCCCTGCCATTTCTCAACGCCCATCTCATAGGCTTTGAAGAATAAAGATGAGTTTCCCCCTGACACGTGTCTTATAAGTGCAACGCTTTTGGCGTTAGGGACACCCGGCTTACGTTCTGTTTTTATTATATAATTCTTCGGTATAGTACCGGAACCAAACGCATCCGGGTCATCGGGGGAACCCAGTAATTCAAACTGTACTATGTCTCTAGTGGTCTCGTTGGAGACTCCACCTGCCCAGGCTACGATGGGTTGATTGTACTTCCGTCCTTCCCACCAATCTGGATATAATCCCGTTAAATGATAGGATAATTCCATGCTCCCGCAATAGGACTTGCCTATGCGGTTAGCAGCCATGAGTAGCCTCTGATTGGCCTCTGAGCCTGTCTTGTGAAACTTTAGCTGATAGGGGTAGGGGTCATAGGTGCCAACCCTATTGAACCTCTCGCGCTGTCTCAGCTCTTGTAAAAGTTCTACTGCTCTAATGTTTGAGGAGGGCATCTAGCTCCCTCTGTATCTCATCATTGGACATTCTTTCTACTGATGTCGTTTCGATCCTTTCGACGGGTTTAAGTCCACCCCTGTCAAGGAGGTCACGGATGGCACCAAGTCTAACCGATTCGGATTCAGCCGATTCAGCAAGTTCCGTAAGCCATTGTAAACCCGCAGGAACTTTGTCCTG